GTATTAACCCAGTTGCAGCTAGACTCACCGGTATTGCAGTCAAGGATTGCGAGCCCACCGTACTCGCCACGAACGCCTTTAACACCCTTAAGGCCCTCGAGAAACGTTCCTTGGCTGAGCCACCTAAATACGAGCTCAAGCATCGTGCCGATTTCATCAGCTGGGTCTTCCTCAACTGGGACAAGTTGGTGGGACGTCAGTTTAAGTTAGACGTACCCACCGACCCAGACCTGTGGGCTTCCCAAGCTAAGGACTGGGTTGCTAAGTGCAATTCCTCTGTGTCAGTCAAGAAGCGTTATCTCAGGACCATCGACGACCTTCGTGCTCAAGGCATTACCAGCAGGTCTAAGCTCACCCCGGAACAACTCCATGAATGGACCAAGCGCGACTGTTCAGTTAAAGTCGAGACCATCTTGAAGACTGAGGAAGCATCACCACGACAAATTATGGCAGCCACTCCACAGTTCGTAGTCCTTGTCGCACCATTCATTAGTCAACTCACTGGCGTCATTCGTAAAGCTTGGACCAAGCGAACGTCCAGTACTGTGTATGCTCCTGGAGATAGTAACCGCAATCTTGCCCAACGTGTTACGTCAACTCCTTATGACAATAAGCTCAATGGTGATTTTGACGGCTACGATGCCGCCCAAGGCCAGGAATTTGCCGACGGGGAGGTACGCATTTGCGCTAAGTATGGAGCAGGTAGGGCAACGTTAGACCTCATGGCAGCCAATTCTAAAGTCCATGGGTCCTCGCGCGCAGGTCTTAAATTCACCGCTCCGTACACTAGGTTGTCGGGTGATCCCTTTACTACTTTGTTCAATACCTTTTGGTGCGCGTGTGCTATCGCTTATGTCATTTGTTCTACTCGTGGGATTCGACCCACAGCCCTCTCTGCGCTTATTGTAGCCGGAGGAGATGATTTCAGCGCCCAATACAATGGCGATCGCATCGACTTCACTACTCGTCTAGCCGAATTAGGTCTTCCTGCTACTACACAACATGTCGACCATTACCACCAGATGGAATTTCTTGGCTGTAGATTATTCCTGACCAGTTCCGGCTGGAATTTCATTCCGAAGGTTGGTAGAATGATCCAGAAACTTGGATTTTCCGTCCGAGCTCAACACGAGGATATGTGTGGGCCTATCGCCCGCGGAGCTGCTCAATCAATGATATTCGCCGCCAGCGGATGCCCCCCTCTTCGCTCATACCTCCAAGCCATCATCTCTAAGACGGAAGGTCAGAAGGCCATCGTTCCTATCGACGAACCCTGGAAATTGTCAGCCGGTTGGTCAGGTGAGGCCACTGACGATACCTGGGCTCAGTTGTATGATGTTTATGGTTGGACCAAAGAACTACAGGCCATCGTCGAAATGCAGCTGTCGAGTGCTAAAATCGGCCATTCTCTTGACTCTCCCCAGCTTAAGATGCTCATTGATATCGACACGTCCAAGAAACAGCCTGAATTTCAACGTTCCCTTGTTGACGACCAACCACTTTCATTGAAACCCGGCGATCTTGGATATCCATATTGCGCAGCCTTCGCAGCTGGCCAACCATGCCAAATGCCAATTAAGGTAGACCTTACCACTCAGGGCGTTGAACCAAATCCAGGACCAGTTCCCTCTGACAAGTGCCAATGTGTGCCCCGGACACCACCGGTCTCGCCTTCCTCGCCCCTTCCATCCCCGTCTCAGGAACAACTTAGCGCAATGGCTATTTGGTGGCTGAATAACAACGGCCATTTCATTTCTAATGGTGATGACACTTATGCGTATATCCCCCAACCTGCCGTTACCTTGCAGGAACAATCCCCTCCTCCACTCCATTCAGAGGATGGTTGGGTCGTTGATTTAACTCAACAAGGGGTCGAGCCTAATCCTGGTCCTGGTTCTTCGGGCAAAGTGGCCCGTATGGAACAACTTCTTAAGACACTCGGTGACAAACTTGGTCTCACCGAATGTGGTAGGAATTGGATCATTCAAACTGTTGACCCGTTCCATGACAATCCACTCCAACCAGTCCCATATCCCGATGGCAATAGAGACTCAACGGCCGTACAACTAGTCAAGCAGAGTGTCAACACCGTTTGTCCCCCATCAATTACAACTGGAACCTGGGATATCCATGTCATTATGCTCCCATGGAGTAAGATTGTCAAGATGGGTTCAGGAATCTTGGGTGGGACCAATTCGAATCCCACTAACGAAGTCTATCATCTTAGCAACGCCATCACGACCAACATCGGTGGCCTACTTGTCATCTCATTACCTACTGGCACCACTTTCGCACCTGGTGTCAGCCCACCCAATGGGACTACAATCTTTTACGTTCCCCAGGTCGTTCAAGATCAGTATTTTATCGGCGATACTCGCGTGATCTCCAAAGGTTTTGAACTTCATAATACCACAGCCGTTCTCAATAAACAAGGTATGATCACCACCTGGGCCTCACCTGTGCCTAATATCCAGACGTCTTCTTCATATGTGACTGGTCTTGACACTTCCAATGTCATATCTCGCACAGGAAACGCATCTGTTCTCATAATTCCTTCTTGGCCCATCTCCCAGAACGCAGCCGTCCTCATGCCCGGCAGCCGACAGTGGGCTGCTGAGTTTGGAGCATACGTCGTTGCACGCCTTAACACACCAGACGTGCCGGTTATGTGCACCGGTAGTTCGGTTCAGCCCTTTTTAGCCGGCGCCGATACCAGCCTCACCAATGGCACCAACGTCACCGTTATACCAAGCGCCAGCTCCCTTCATGGGAACTTTGACGTGTTTCCTAATGTCTTTTGGGACAGTTTTGAGATGTGTGGGTGCATCGCTTCCGGTTTATCTCTCACTTCCACTTTCACTATTAATTCCAATATTGTGATCGAGAGACATCCAGACGCCACTATCACAGACCTCGTCGTCCTTGCTTCACCGGCTCCGGAAAGGGACGACATTGCCATCAGGCTTTACACACATATCGTTGGCAAACTCCCAACTGGAGTGCCAGTTTCCGAAAACGGCCTCGGGTCCTGGTTTGCAGACGCTCTTTCCACCGCAGCTGATTTCGTCGCCCCAGTCCTTTCTTTTATGCCTGGACCCATTGGTATGGCCGGCGCCGCCATCGGAGGCATCAATGCTGCATATAAACAGGGCACTGGTGTCGGCCAACAACTTAAACAAGCCGCAGCTGCCACCTCGACTAACTACTCGCCCCCCATGTGGGCCACCAACCCTTACGCCGATCCAGAAGCAGGTTTCAATCAGCGCCAAGTTTCTCAGCG